GGTTTTAATCTTAGTATAGGAAAAGACTTATATGGCAATTGAACAAAATCCTTTTGAAATGATATCACAGGCAGTCAGCAATGTCGTACCCATAACTGAAATGGAAGAGAGTGCTGATGCCACTTTTGAGGTTGATCCTACAGATGGCGGTGTTATCGTAGATTTTTCTGAGAATGTGGAAATGGAAGCCACTGGAGATATTATCGAGTGGTATGGAGATCTATCAGAAACTTTGGATGAGGATGATCTGGGAGCTATTGCCAGCGATGTTATAGATAATTATGAAGCCGATAAAGATTCCAGAGCTGAGTGGGAGTCCATGTTTGAAAGAGGCTTTGATCTACTAGGTCTGAAGCTTGAGCAGGGGTCGGAACCATTTGAGGGTGCTTGCACGGCTGTGCATCCCCTTCTGATTGAGTCGGCAGTCAAGTTCCAGTCCAAGGCTTCAGGAGAACTCTTCCCTGTGGGTGGTCCTGTTAAAACACAAATTCTAGGTAAATCCACTCCAGAGAAAGAGATGCAAGCCAATCGAGTTCAGAACTTCATGAACTATCAACTCACAGAGCAGATGCCTGAGTACTTCGATGAGTTTGAAAGAATGCTGTTCCATCTTCCCTTGATTGGATCAGCCTTTAAAAAATTATATTATGATGCCAGCTTGAAACGTCCTGCCTCTGAGTTTATTCCTATTGATCAGTTCTATGTGTCTTACTATGCAACTAATTTGAGAAATGCAGACAGGTATACACATGTAATATATCGCAGTCCTGTGGAAATTGCCAGAGATATACGAGCGGGAGTTTACCAAGATATCGATCTTCCCACACCTTCCCAAGGAGATATGCCATCATTCACAGAGAAGATGGATACTATTCTTGGTTTGTCTCCCTCTTCTGATCATGATCCACAATATATTTTATTGGAACAGCATTGTTATCTGGATATCGAAGATGATGGTGTGTCGCTTCCCTACATTGTTACTGTGGAGCAACAGTCTCGACAGATATTAAGTATCCGTAGAAACTATAAGCAGGATGACCCGAACAAAGAAAAAATAAGCCACTTTGTGCATTACAGATTTGTTCCGGGCTTTGGGTTCTACGGCCTGGGTCTTATTCATTTTCTAGGTAACTTGACAATGAGTGCCACAGCAGCCATGCGTTCCTTAATTGATGCTGGGCAGTTTGCCAATTTACCTGGAGGATTTAAGGCCAAGGGAGTCAGGATGGTCGGCGATAATGATCCTATCGCACCCGGTGAATTCAAAGAAGTGGAAGCAACCGGAATAGATCTTTCCAAGGCTATTGTGACTCTCCCCTATAAAGAACCTTCTGCCACGCTACATCAAATGCTTAATTTTGTAACTGTTGCTGGACAGAAGTTTGCGGATAGTACCGAGCAAGTGATTTCCGATGCAGCCTCATACGGTCCTGTAGGAACTACAATGGCTTTGCTGGAAGCCAGTAGTAAGTTCTTCTCGGCTATCCACAAGAGAGTACATAAATCTCAGAAAGATGAATTCAATATACTTGCTCGTATTGATTATGATTATCTTCCCAGGGAATATCCTTATGATGTTCCTTACGAAGATCGCAGCATATTCAAGAAGGATTTCGACGGTCGTATTGATATTCTTCCAGTGTCTGATCCTAATATTCCCAGCAACGCACATCGCATGATGATGGCGAATATGGCTTTGCAAATGGCACAGCAGTCGCCCCCAGGTATGTTCAATCTGGAAGCTCTCAACAGAACTATTCTTAATGCAGCCAATATGCCGAATATAGAGGAAATCCTTCCTCCCAAGATTGAGCCGCAAAAAATGGACCCGGTATCTGATATTATGGCAGCTACCAAAGGTATTCCCATTGCAGCATTTCCTGGTCAAAATCATGATGCCCACATACAAACAAAGATGGCATATCTACAAGATCCAATGAATGGTTCTAACCCGATCATGCAACGTATTCGTCCTATATTGGAAGCCAATATTCAAGAGCATTCTGTTCTGAAATATCAAGAGCAAATGAATGGTATTTCCAAAGAAATTATGAAGGGAATGCCAGAACAAGCTGGTAATCCCGCTGCTATAGAAATGGCTCTGGCACAAGCAGCCCAACAGGTAATGAATGCCAATCAGGCAATGGGTCAGGCACAATCTCCTGAACAACAACTTGTAGCTCTAGAACAAGCCAAAGTCGAGTTGGAGAAACAAAAGATTCAATCTAATGCTCAAGCCCAGGCTGCTGAAATAGAACTCAAGAATAAGAAATTTGAGCTTGAGGAAAATTCACAGATTATCAATATGATGGAATCCAGTTCCCAAGACAACTTTAAAAATAAAAAGGATGATCTGGATAGAAAATTGAAGATTGATTTGAAATCTATGGATGTGGCTACACAGACAGAACTGAAAGAAATTGAAGAAAATTATAAAAAAGAAATTAAAAAAATGGAGTTGATGGTCAAGAGTATGATCGAAGAAGAGAAAAAAGATAGGGATGATCTGGATAGAAAATTGAAGATTGATTTGAAATCTATGGATGTGGCTACACAAACAGAACTGAAAGAGCATGAAATAGATCATCAAAGAGAAATGAAAGAAATGGAATTGATGATCAAGGATATGATTGAGGAGCGAAGACTTGATTTTGAAGTTCAGAAGGAAGTTTCCAGAGTAGTCAATGAAAAGATAAAGAATAATTTTGAAGATGCTAAACAACAAGATTTAAATCTTATGATTCAAATAGCAATTGATCAAGTGGAGGAGAATGAAAATGATGAAAAAGGGTAAGGGATATCCTGAACATGTCGTAAATAAAAGTAAGACATATGGTAATTCGTTTGCGACAGATGTTGTAGGGCCACGCAGTAGACGTGCTGTTCTGAATGAATGGCCCGACTATGCATGGAAAATGCCAGAACCAGCAAAGAAATCACGTAAGAGTACTCTTTTCGGTTAATGGATATTTGGGATGAGGTTATCCAAGAATTTAATAAAGAAATAAATCAACTTAGGATAACGCTTGGTAATGGTTCTGCTGAAGATTATCCCCATTACAAACAAATTGTAGGTTCAATATCTGGTCTGGAATGGGCCAGGGACAATCTAACAAGTATAGTAAAAAAACGTATATACATGGAAGAAGAGGAGTAAAATGCAACAAGTAAATTTAGGTGGCGCTTTGAAAAATGATTTGTGGGTGACAGATCTGGAGGAACAACCTGATCCGTCTCCTTTGCCGGAACTTCCGGGGTTTAACATATTGGTAAGACCCGTATCGGTAAAGGGTGTGACCAAGGGTGGTATTCTCATACCAGACTCAACCAAGGATGACATGGCATATCTAACTACGGTAGGAAGAGTTTTGACAATGGGCAATTTAGCTTATCTTGATAAAGATAAATTTCCTGCTGGAGCTTGGTGTACTGTGGGAGATTATGTTTGTTATGGCAAGCATGTTGGGTCCAAACTTTTCTATAAGGGTGTGAGGCTCATTCTTTTATTTGATGATCAGATTATCATGCGTGTGGAAGATCCCAAAGATCTTGATCCAACTTTCAATCTGGGATGATTTGGGAAACTCACTATAATGTGGTATAATAGAATAAACGTAAATCGTTTGTGTCGTTAACAGCGGAGAGTGAAAATGGATGAAAAAGAAGAATGGGAAACAATAGATGTTTCCAACGAGGAAATTCCCTATGAAATTGAGGAGGAGACTGAAGAGAGTTCTCCAGAACCAGAACCAGAACCAGAGGTAGTAGCTTCAGAAAAGATTGTGGAGGAAGCACCCCAAGAACTGGAAGGAATCAATACCAAGGGAGCGGAAAAGCGTATTCGGCAACTTGTGAAGCAACGCAAGGAGCGAGATGAGCAGATCCTACAGTTACTACATGCCAATGAACAGCTATCCCACACACTGCAAAGTAAGGATAGGGAAGTAAATTCTATAGCAAAGCAGAGTCTGGAAGCTAGTGAAAGGCAATTAACAGATAAAATGGATTTGGCCAGAGCTGTCTATATGGAAGCTTTTGAAGAGGGTGACAAAGAAAAAGTTTTGAAAGCCCAGGAAATGTTAAACGATGCCCAGGCAGATCTTAAAACAGTTCATATGTACAAGGCAGGTAATAAAGAGAAAGAAAGACAAGTTCCAGCAGAAGCAGCAAGATCAGAACCATCTCCTTCTTATGATCCAATGGCCAGAGACTGGGCCTCAGAAAATGAATGGTTTGGAACAGATAATATAATGACTGCCGCTGCTTTGGCAATTGATCATCAATTGAAAGACGAGGGTTATAATCCGAATGATTCAGAATTTTATCAAGAAATTGATAACAGGCTTCAAGAAGCTTTTCCACAGAAATTTGGAGAAGTTCAAGAACGTGTGCAGGAAAACACGGTTGAACCTGCTCAAGTGGTTTCGGGGGCTTCACGCTCGTCTCCGAACTCTTCTAGGAAGGTTAAACTTTCTAAAGAAGATGTAAGACTTGCCCAGAAGTGGGGTATTCCACTTGAACATTATGCTGCCGAAAAGCTTAAAGTTAGTAATGCTGACGGCGAATATACTAATATTAATTAGGCGTGGAGGAAAGAAACATGACAATACGAAATGAATCACGTAGCGAGACGCTTCGGGAAAATCAA